AAGCCGCGAAGGTCGGCGGGCTCCACCTCGAGGATGGAACGCTCGTCCACTTCGCCGGCAGGCAGCAGCCTTGCCGCGATCAGTTCCCGCAGCCATTCGCAGGCCGCGGGATCGGCATCGTTGTAGTAGACGGCCATCAGGCAGCGGCATCGGCCTTGTCGTCCAGCCGCTCGGTTCTCACCTGCGCGAAGGTCCGGCCGTCGCCGTCGAGGATCGCGTCCTTGCCGGTTTCGGCCTGCCAGCGTTCAACGGCGACATCGATGTAGGCCGCGCTGATTTCCATCGCGAAGACNCGGCGGCCGTTGGCNTCGCCCGCCATGATCTGCGAGCCGGAGCCAGAGAANGGCTCGTAGCAAAGCCCACCGCGCGCAACATGCTGGCGCATCGGGATNCCGAAGGCGTCGAGCGGTTTCGGCGTCGGNTGGTCGGGACGGTCGTCTTTGGCGAAGCTGGGCAGCGCCCATGTCGATGGCAGCGTTTCCTCGGCCACCTTCGGCGGGCGGTTCGGGCGACGCCAACCCATGAAGCAGGGTTCGTGCTTCCAGAGGTAATGGGAGCGGGTCAGAACCCCGCGGTCCTTCACCCAGATGATCTGCTGGTGCACGAAGGCGCCTGCCTTTTCCCAGCAGGCTTCCAGCATCGCCTGGCGACGCGAGGCGTGCCAGCAGTACCAGGCGGCGTCCTCGGTGATCGCCTCGGCAACAGCGGCGGCGATGAAACCGTCGTAGAGCTCGGCGCCCTGACTACTGTCGTCCCAGGTCGTGCCGTAGGACTGCGACCAGTCCTTGTTGCGAGTCGGGTGGTTCGAACCGTCGTAGTCCACCAGATACGGCGGGTCGGTCGCGAACAGGATCGCCCGCTCGCCGTTCATCAGGCGGCGCACGTCGGCCGCGCTGGTGCTGTCACCGCAGAGCAGACGGTGGTCGCCGAGGGTCCACAGATCGCCGGTGCGCGAGGCCGGGTTGCGCGGCGGCTCGGGGATGGTCACCGGCGGCACGGAGGCCCCGGCGCCACCTTCTTCACCGTCGTCTTCCGCGACGTAGGCCAGCAGCTTGTCCAACTCGCCGTCGGAGAAGCCGACCAGCGACAGGTCGAAATCCTCGGCCAGCAGGTCGTTCAGTTCCGCCGACAGCAGCAGTTCATCCCACTCCGCCCAGTTTGCCGACTGGTTGGCCAGCAGACGGAACGCCTTGATCTGCGTCTCCGACAGCTCGTCGGCGAGAACGACGGGCACGGTCTCGAGACCGAGCAGGCGCGCCGCCTTCAGCCGCAGATGTCCGTCGACGACGAGCCCGTCGCTGCGGGCGACGATCGGGATGCGAAAGCCGAACTCCACGATGGCTTGCGCCATCTGATCGACCACGTCGTCGTTCTTGCGCGGGTTGCGCTCGTATTCGACGAGGCGGCCGATCGGCCATTGTTCAAGCTGCAGCGCGTTGGCCGGCATGGGCGGAACTCTTGAGCAGGTTCAGGGTCACCGTCCGGCGCGCATGGATGCTGCAGAACAGGACGAGCTTGGTGACAGGGAGCGGCGGGTCGACCGCCTCAACATCGTGGAACACGGACTCCACCCGCTTGTGGCAGGCGCGGCAGAGCGGGATCAGGTTGGTCGGCGAGTTGTCCCGCGTGAGGCGGAACGGGATGATGTGGTGCACCTGAAGGTGCCTTGTCTTTCCGCAACAGGCGCAGAAAGGCGTCTCGCGGAGCGCACCTTTGCGGATCGTGTTCCAGCGGGAGCCGCGCCCGCGGACACGCGGCGTCCGGCAGAGGTGGCGCTCGTAGCAGGACCATGAGCAGAACCGCCCGCTGGAATTCGTGCGATCCGACAGGACCGACCTGGCGATGCGAAACGCACCGCCGCAGGTCGTACAGGTCCGTTCGACCGATTGAGCCGCGTGGCGGCACGCCAGGCTGCAGAACTGCTGGCGGCTGCTCGGCGGTGCCGGGAAGTCCTGGCCGCAGTATCGGCAAGTCTCTCGGTTCCGACCCGCGGATCGCGTGCGGTGGCCCATCGCCAGCGCCGGTCGAGCGCCGCACGCCCGGCACTGCGTCGCGGGGTTGTCGGCGCGCACCTCCTCGACCTTTCCGCACGCAGCGCAGGCCCGCAGACGGGTCGCGCGGTTTCGGGACTTGGCGCACGGCGCGACGACGCCCGTGCTCGCCGCAGTGCCGTGCGCGAGGGTCATGCGGGTTCCTGTCGATGGTCGATCGCCGTCGCCGGGGTGGATGCCGGTGGCTTCCGGACTCCGGATGCCGGGCCGGACTCCACACGGGGTCCAGCGGGAACCAGCGGTGTCCGGCCAGAAGGCCAGCGTTCATTGGCGTTTGCGCGGGGCGCGGGTGGCTCCGGCTTCCGGGTGGCTTCCCAAAAAACCGGCCCTGTCGCTGGCGATGTCCCGCGCTTCGCCCGCCAGCATACGAATATCGCCAGGAAGGAACCGGAAACTGCCGTGGGGTGGACCCCGGCCGGACCCTAGCTGGATACCGGGGTCCAGAAGGCCCCCGTCAACGTGAAGGGGGAGAGCGAGCCTTTCAGCGCACTCTCCCCATCTTGCCTTCGGAATAGCATGGATCTGTTGCAGATGTCGAAGGAAAAAGTGTTGCAACACATTGGAGTCACTGCGCATTCAGTCGCGCAGCGATCTTCGTCAGCGCCAGTTGCCAACGCCGCCATGCGGTCGTGCGGTCGCAGCCGAGTTCGCCGCTGATCTGCTTCCACGGCACGCGGGCCGCGCGCGACCAGACCAGCTTGCGCTCCGCCTCCTCGATCCAGAGCACCCAGTCCGAGGTCTGCTCGAGCCGGGTAATTGCGGCCGGCGACGGCCAGACCCGCATCGGCTGCGGTTCCATCGCTGCGATCTCCTGCCGGGTCCGGACGACCTCGGGCCAGACGTTGAAGTAGCCCTGCGCCTTCACGGGCGGCAGCTTGCGCAGCGTGCGGAATGCCTCCTCGAAATGGTCGGCGACGCACTCGGCGGTCCATTCGCGATCAGTCATGGCGCGCCTCCCGTTCCGAGGGGCGAGGGCCATAGAGCTTCTCACCAAGCTGGCGGACCAGCTCACGCTCGGGCCAGGTGAGGCGGTCGTCATCGGCGGAGACCGCAAGGACGCCCTGTTCGCGCCAGCCATCGCGCTTGACCTGCTCGGGATCCCGGCGCTGGCCGCCGTAGCCGTGGGGATGCCACCTCATGCGACACCCCCATTCGTCTCGATCGCCCAGAGCAGCAGCGCGATGGCGTCGGCCTCGTTGTCGTCGGCCGGGCTGAAGCCGCGGGCGCGGACGGCGGCGATCATCGCGGCCTTGTCGGCGTTGCCCTTGCCTGCCGCGTGACGCTTGATCGTGCCGACCGGGACTCCCTCGTAGGGCACGCCGCGCAGCTCGGCCCATGCCGTCAGCGTGGCCAGGAGCCCGCCGTAGATGTGGCTCGCGTCGGTGCCCGCGTGGCGGCGGACTTCCTCGAACCAGATCGCGGCGACGGGCCCCGACAGCCGGTCGATCTCGGTCAGCCAGTTGGTGAAGCGCAGGTAGCGCATGCCGCCGCCGTCGAAGCGGCCCGGGCGCAGCGAGACGGTGCCGCTGGTGATAAGGCCGTCATGGCCGCGGATCGCCCAGCCGGTCGAAGTGCCGAGGTCGAGCGCGAGGGTGGTGCAGAACCGTGGCCCCTGTGGGGCCGCGTAAGTCTGCTCCACGCGGTTGCGGGGGGCGTCGAGCGGCAGCGATTCAAACCTTGCGCCGTCGCAATTCGGGATCAGAGTCGGCTCAGCCATGATGGGTCTCCTTTGCCGGTGGCCTGTGGTGGTGGAAGACGACGGCGGTCTGGTGCTTGGCGGTACGGGGCCGCCGTCGTCGGATTGATCGTGGGAGTCAGGGACAGGGGGCGCGCGAGGCCCCGCTACGTAGGGGGGCGAGGCCCACCCTGACGGGTGGCCGCCCCATACGTAGTATGGGGGGTTCCCACTCTTCCTCATCCCTGCGGTGTAACCATCTGACACTGTTTTGTTTTCTCCCATTTTTGATGACAGAGGGGCGTGACGAAGGCCTTTGTCATCGTCATCAGCAAGTCGTTGTTTTTATTGGCTTCATGACAGAGCCATGAGGATGACAAAGGCCTCTGTCATATGACGAAGTCATTCTTCGACGCCCTCCGGATAGACCCAGACCGCGGGGTTCTCGACCTCCCTGGCACGGCCGGAATGGGGGCATTTCCAGTGGCTCGGCAGCACCGCCAGGCCTTCGGCAAGCACCTCGCCGGTGTCGGCATCGATGACGGGATCGCGACCCAGCCGCATGTCCTCGACGCAGAGGTAGCCGAAGTGGGACCGGGTCGCGGGATAGCCATGCTCGGCCAGATCGCGCCGGAACTTCACGAAGCCCTTGGTCGCCAGGACAGCCACACGCTCACGGATGGTGAATTTGCTGCCAAGGCCATGCTGGTTCTCGAAGGCCTCGCCGAACTGCGTCGATGTGTAGAGCCTTCCCTCGGCTGCTTCATCGAGCAAGATCGCGAGGATGACGTCGTGTTTGCGCAACCGCTCGGCATCGAGCTTCGCGCCCACCTCCTTGCGCACCAGGCGCTCGTTCAGCGGGTTCAACTCGACCCACTCGCCCTTCGCCTTGTCGATCAGCTTCCCCGGCAGCGCGGGGCCGTTCCGAAGCTCGATCTCCAGCCTGCGGACGCTGCTGTCCTCGTCGGGCCGGTGCATGAGCAGCCCCGAGGTGTAGAAGCCCCGCAGGGCGCTGGCGCCGGAGAGGGCGAGGAAGGGATCGTCCTTGACCTGATGCTTGCTGGCCTTGCGGGTGTGGTGGGCGAGGATGACGCCCGCATCCGGATTGACCACCTCGCGCAGGAGCTCCACTCGGTCCTTCAGGAAGAACATCATGGCGGTGTTGTCGTTTTCACCGCCACCCTCGGGGCCGCCATCGAAGAGGTTGCGGATCGGGTCGATGACGATGATGTCGGGCGGCGCGTCGGGGAATGCCGCGCGGATCGCCTCGGTGACGCGGGCGACCCCTTCCGCGTCGAGCAGCAGCTTCAGCTTCGGCGTGGCGATGAAGGTGTCGCGCGCGGCGGCGATCACGGCGGCGGGCAGCGCGATCTGCTGCATGCGCTCGCGGAGGTAGTGATACTGGATCTCGGCCTGAAGGTAGAACACGCGCAGCGGCCGGGGCGGCGTGAAGCCGAGGAACGGCACGCCCGCCGCCATGTGCACGAGCCAGGAGATCAGGAAGTCGCTCTTGCCGACCTTGGGCGCGCCGCCCAGCACCAGCAGCCCGCCCGGCGTCAGCACGCGCGGCCCGATGATGTCCTCGGGCATGGGACTGGTGTCGTCGAGGAGCGCGCCGAGGGTGAAGGTCGGCAGCGGGGTTGTCGGGGCATCAGCTTGGGCCGCGCTCTGGAGCGGTGGGCCGTTGCGCTTCACATGCAGCGCCCAGAGCCGTTCGGACTCGACCTGCAGCCGATCGAGCGGCCAGGACGGGCGCAGCATGGCGGCGTTGTAACCGCAGATCGCCTCCCAGCCCGCGAAGGGGTCGAGGCGGCCCTCGTGCACCAGGCGAACGTAATGGCCGATGGCGGCGCTTGCCCCCTGGAACCGGGACCAGTCGTCGACCGCGCCCTCGCGCACCGGCGTGGTGAGCACCGCGTCGATGCCGGGCTTCGNGGNCGGCGCGGCANCNTCGCTNGCGAAGCCCACNCCGGGCAGCGGCGGCATCTCGGCGACCNNNTCGGCGAANTCCNCAAGNTCNANNTCGACGTCGCGNTGTTCGCGGATCTGCACGAGGCGNTGNTGGCCGTGCTTGTGATAGACNGTGCCNGGNACCCGGATCGGCTGGTGCGCCGAGCGGAAATGCGTGTCGCCACCGACCTTCACGGCGATCTCACCGCGCAGGCGGCAGAGGGTGGCGAGACCCTCTCCTTCAGCGGGTTCGGTCAGTTTCCACCAGACATGGAGCTTCGCCGCACCCTCGGGCGTGCGCCCACCGCTTTCGATGATGAGCGTGGGCGGGCCGAGGTGGCGGGTGACGATGGTCCAGCGTTGGCCGGGATATCNNCCGCGTCGAGATCGACGACGAGTNGCCTGCATCTGCAGCACATCGGCGGCGCGGGCCTGGCCCTGTTCCTCGACCGTGCCGGGGATAACATAGACGGCCGCGCCCTCGCGGTTCGCCCAGGCGGCGAAGGTCGCGAGTTTTCCCGGCGCCGTGTCGTCAGCCAGGATCCAGATGTTGTGCGGCTTGCCGTCCCGGCCCTGACCCTTGTCGACGAAGCCGCGGAGCGGGATCAGCCCCTCGCACCAGCTGAACACGGTGTCGAGAAAGACGGCGATCTGCTCGGGGTCGGGGTCGCAGCCGAAGGGGTTCTCGGACGGTGGCCCGTCGTTGAAGTCCATCCACGGGTTGAAATGCAGGATGCCGTCGTCGCTCATGCCGGCAGCCTCCAGCAGCGCTCGGACCACGGGCAGAAGCGGCACTCGAAGAAGTCGGGCGTGGTGGCGACGCGCGGCAGCAACTCGCCCGCATCGGTCGCCTGCAGGATCCGCACCCCGCGATCCGACATCCTCTGCGCGAGATCGGCATCGAAGGGCACCAACTCATGGTGAAGCTCGGCGGTGTCCTTGTTGATCGCGGTGAACACTGCGGGCGCGGCCGAGATGCCGGGGACGGTCCCTTCCATGTAGGCCTGGTAGAGCGCGATCTGGGCGGCATAGACCGGCTTCGACTTGGTCACGCCGTCCTTGACGCAGGCGCGCCAGTTCTTCGCGTTCATCGTCTTGCA